TCAACCAATTATGAAATGGATTATTCAAATACGGCGTGCCTCCGTCTGGTGTCATACTGACTTTACTCCCTACAACTTCAACGGTTGCTTCATACTTCATATCTTCTCCTTCTTGATACCTACCTACTCCAGTGTTGAATCTTGTAAAATCATGATTAATAATAAACGTAGGTCCGGTGACTGTCCTGGTCAGTTGGTCAACCGTCATGTGATAATCCACATGACTAATGACGGCAGCAGGAATCGTTCTGCGGTGGGGACAATCTTCTCCTCTCTTACCGCAATTTTCGAACGTTGTCCTGTCTTTATCGTTTCGTAATATGTCGTCATTACTTACGACGGGGCAACAAACATGCTTAGCATACCCCAACTCGGGCCATCTGGATCGTGAACCGCCGACATCTCTAACACGCTCAAACTTCTCGAGTAACGTGTTGAAACAAAATTCTTCAGCGGCGCGTCGTTGGAAGGCGAGGATTTTATGTGCACCAGCAGAGCGTTTGGGCATCTTCAAACCAGCCACATGTGCTCTGAAAGCATCCTTAATGTCATTAATAATGAAAGGTTTTTGATGGTTAATGACTCTAACACGTCTAACACCACCAGTAGCAACTCTCCAAATGACAACACAACATGTGGTAAGCCCCATAAGGCTAACATAACAGCATATGGCAAATATGTTCATAATGCCAGCAATAGAAAACTGTTCTACCACAGTTGGAAACCTCCAAACCTTCTCCAACACACTGCAACGTACCGGATAACTCAACTCACTTAGCCTCGGCAAAGTGGGGAGGTACGGCACAGCGTTGTAAATCCTGATCATAGCCCTAGTTAACCTGCCATTATACGCTGACTTCCAACTTGAAATGTCAGATTTAATAATGGCACATTCGTAAGCTTTCTCGTCTAACCAATCACCGAATATCCAATCAACAGCAGTGTAACACCACTGCCCTACGAGTTCGACAGCTCCATTCCATTTGGTGGACACTATTTGAAAGTGTTCACCACTGACTTGGTAAACTAAAAAACCCAACAAACAAACAACCAGGCAACTCTTATAAGAGGGCCCTGGATTTTGCTCTACATCTCCAGCTTTCAACAACAGCTGGCGGTTGATGCGGGCCATCAACCTCCCGTCATGATAAGAAATCTCCAGACGTGGATTGCACATGTTTTGGACTAAGGGCAACGTTTTCTCCATCCCTTCAGCAACACACAAGTCTTGTAATGCAAGGGCCGCGATGTAGACCGACCCGTCTTTCAATTTCTTATATCTCCAACCATCTGGTGAACTATGGTTGGTGGCGGCATTCAACTCCTTACCTTTGACTACGATAGCAAACTCATCGATCTTCAACAAGTCGGCCAATTTGATCGCACCGCTAACATATATATGCACGGTGCGATTTGCGAATCGCTGGCGGAAACCAGCGACATCTTCGGCGCTCATATTGAACTTCTCAAACGTAAAGTTTTAACACTTTTGATCACACTATAAATATTTAAAAAC